CTTTGTAGCTAGAATTAAATTTCCATCCTACCATTTGTACTTCTCGATTTACCTCATTTAAAATGTTGATTGCCATAACTGCATCGGTAGGAAGAGTGCCTACAAGAGAATTGATTGGAGCTTCTCCTATAGTGCTTAACATCTGGTTAACAGCTTGTAATTCGGTTGTTCTGGTAGTTATAGTTGTCATTAAAATTATGACGTGGCGTATATTTCAACGCCACATCTATTCTCGTTATTAGGTATTAAGCGGCAGTTTGTATTGCACAAGCACTTTCCGGTCTTAATATTCCATGACCAAGAGCCATTTTAGACACCATTAAAGTACCTTGTCTGCGAATGTCATATTCACTTTCAACACCAAGGTCTAAAAGTTTAACAGTTCCAATAGCTGATTTATGGAATACAGTCGCAACAACAGTAGACGCATTTACGTTGTAAGTATTTTGCGTTCCTGATACTGCGGCCGAATTGTCTGCGTATGCACTATTTGCCGTGTTGGATTTAACAATATTTATTCCTGCAACTTTAATTATAGTTCCATCAGAATAAATACCATTTTGACCTCCAAAATCCCTATTCAAAATCTTATCATCTTGAACCAGTTTGTAATAAATTGAAGGCTTCACAACACAAAACCTATCCACGCTTGGTACATCATTTGCATCCATAGCACTTGCACAGTCGAAGATGGATTGAATAAGTGATGTTGCGTTTGTATCTGCATCCGCATCAACAACTTTCGTTCCAGCTCCGCCACCTGTGTAGTTAGCAGACGCTCTTGAAGCTAATACAACAAGTTGAAGTAAATTCTTATCAACTGTATTTGCCAAAGCTCTTCCTTGCTCGGATGTATAAATACTTCTTACATCATAGTGGTTTTTTGCTTCGTCAAGATTTGACAAGAAAGAATGACTGATTAACAGGTCATCAATGTTGATTACTTTTTCAACATGTCTGACTGCTGTACCAAGTATTTCTTCTCCAACTGCATGATAAGAGGCACTTGTAGTTCCAATTACTGGAAATTGTGCTGACTTACCATTTTGTATTTGCCGTACCATAGACATGTTCAGCATTTGATTTTCTCTTGTAAAAGTGGCGAGGACTTCTCCGCTCCATACTTTTAAAAAGAGTTCATTAACTGAACCGGCTAGGTTTGATTGACCCAAACGAGAAACTGTAGCATTAGCCATAATTTCTCCATTTAGTTAGTTAGTTATAAAACCATCACATATTTTCAAAAAGTTCTCTCAATTATATTATCCGCAAATAATAACATGAGGCAGTTTTTATCTTCGTGAGGCTCACACCTCTTTAAAAAGTGTGTGTGATTATTTTGTAAATTTATCCATAATATTTAAACCAAAGCTACCACAATATACAACTAATACAGCATATAATAGTTCTGATGGTGCTGATTTAATTATTTGAAAACCTTTTATCATATAAGGTTGAAGTGCAGGTATAAAACATACAGCTATACCAATAGTAGTAAAGATGGTTAGCCACTCATCTTTCCACGAGGTAGTAGAAGCCTCTACTTGTGCAACTTGCACAGTTTTAGCGGCTTCTATTTCTGCTATTCTTTCAATCTTTTTTATTTCTAAATAATGTTTTGCTTCTCCTATAGTCTTATCAATTACTATAGATGTAATAGGATTTTTAATTAAATTAACTAAAAACCCCCACATTAGACTACCGATGATAATTTAATTTTATCTTCTACAGATTTTCTAAATGCTGGGTCTGCATTATATTTAGGATTATTCATATCAGATAACATTTCTGCAACTGATTGATAACCTAAAGAAGCATTTGATTTAGAACCTGATAATAAATTTGGTTCTCTAGTTCCATTTCTGTATCTAGCATTTACACCAGCAACAGCTAATTGTATTTGTTCTAATGAACCATTAGTTAATAAATCATTAAAGGTATCTATTTCTGAAGCTTCTAAATTTTCTGAAGCCCATTGAACCATATTTTTATAATTATCTTCTCCACCTACAGTAGCCATAATTGAAGCATCATTTTTATCACTAATTGCTCTTTGACCTTGAATGTAAGCATTTACTAAGTTTCTATCAAAACCTAATTTTTCTAATTCTTTAAAACTATTTTCTGATATTTCTCCTGATTGAGCATACTCATCATAAAACTTTTCTAATTTATTAGATTGAATATTTGTATCAGTATCAATCTTCATATCTTTTGGAGATTGTTTTGTAGAAAATTTTTGTTCAAGTTCTTTATAAGCTTTTGCTAAATCTTCTACATTATTAAATTTGTCCGGTAACCAATTTGGTCTATCAGAAATCTCACTTTTAACTTCCGTTGTTTGAGTTTCTTGTTTAGCTTGTAAATTAGTTTCCAGTTCTTGAGCTGATTGTTCAAGAGTTGGACTTGCTTGTGTATTAGTTAGTGTTACTGTTTCCACCATGTTTACTCCTTATTGTTGATTGTTACCTTGCATATAGGCTAATGTCTCTCCTATTGCTTGAGCAGGAACATTTCCTGCTATCTTTTCTCCAGCATTTACTAATGCTTGATTTTGTTGTTGTGCCATCATTTGTTCTTGTTTTGCTATCATTTCATTTTGTATTTCTTGAGGACTTTTAATTAATCCTTTTGCTTCAATACCATCTGCTAATGCAAGTCTGGATATTGCTTCAGTTACATTAACGTATTGTTGTATTGTTTGTCCTCCAAGTGTTGCACTTAATGTTTGTAAAAATAAAACTAATTTATTTCTATCTGTAGTTCTTCCCAAAGCTTCAATACCTGTAATTACTTTTGGAGATACAATACCTTTTGGTAGTTCTGGTAATTTTTTAGATTTTTGTAAAACATTTATTTTTCTTTTTACAAAAGGTAATTGAAATTCTTGACTTAATATTCCGTAAATACCACCTAAACTATCTTGTAATTCTTGAGCAACATAACGTACCTCTTCTGCGGTTGTTCTTTCACTATTTCTAACAACTGAAGCATTTAATAAAAATGCGTAAGATAATCGTTGTTCTATCTTATTTGCGGCTTCATACGTTACTCTAAAATCAGCAAATTTTTGTAATTGTAAAACTGTAACATCATTAGCACTTCCTTCAATGATTGCTCCATTTTCGCTTTCAGCTAAAGCTTGAGCTCTTGTTGTTCCATTAGGAGCTACTAAGAATAAACATTTAGCAGATGCACTAGCGCCTTCTACAATAGCTTTTGTTAAACCTTCTAATGAAATTAAATCTCCTAAATATTCCTCAACATACGAACGTCCATAATCTTCATTGTCTACTTTAATCATTCGTAAAGGTATGTATGGAGATTTGTCTATATCAAATGTACCAACGCTTTCTGGTACTGTAATTCCTTTTACTTCTTGATGTATATAAAATTTATTTTTTTGTCTTTTTACACATGTATATAAATCACAAACACTATCTTCATTATATTGATTATTAGTTGATGCTAATATTTTTTGTATATCAAGTGGTAAAGCATGATGAGCTATACTTTCTTTTGTAATAATTTCTAAAACGTTTCCGATTGGGTCTCTATCAATAACATAATTTGATAATGGAAATACTCTTACACCTTCTTTAGCAACATATAATAAAACATTACCACCAACTATAAGATGTTTAAGTGCTTCAAATATTGATACTCTATCATTAGATATTTCAATATCATTCATAACTGCTTTTTCAACTTCAGCAAGTCCAATGTCTATTTGTGTTTTTAAATTTTCGTCTTGTTCTATTTCTTTAAGTGCAAAGTTATCAATACCTAATCTAAAAAATGGAGAGTTAGGAGGTAATAAACTTAATAAAAGTTTTGATGATAAATTATTTACACCTCTAGCTCCAATACCTTGATATGTAGTTTCAAATTTATTTGATGATGTAGAACCACTATCTGGTATAAGAGTAGGTATTGTTAATTTACTACATTCCCTAGCTCTCTCTAAATACAATTCTCTTATAGAAGCTTTTTTTCTATATCTGCTTTCTATTGATGTATAGTTAGTGTTTCCACTAATATACGCATTTTCCATTTTATAATCCTCCGACTATAGGTATTCTAAGCACAGATGAGCCTATTCTTTTTTTGTCGTAAGATGACGCTTTGTTCATATCTCTTCCATCAGCTTCACTAAATCCAGCAGGTTTTGGACTGCCTTGTGTCATAGCTGTTATTGGTGGTGGAGGAGGAGCAATAGGTTCAGGAGGCGGTGGCGCAGGAATTGGCCTTGACATACACATATATTATTTCTCCATTATATTGTTTGATTGTTCAGCGTGTTTTTGATGTAAAAATCTAACAACGCTTCTTTGTCCGATACGATAATGAATTTCTTTAAGTTCCATATTTATTTCCGGAGTTTTTTCTGGAAATAGTAAGTCTAAAGCATCCAATAATTCTTTTGTAATTACTGGTAATTTTGCTTGATTTTTATTCATATATCTAAAGTGTCCTGTTGTTAGCTAATTATAGTCTCTTTCAAGGATAATATTTAGGTAATGTATGGCCTTTAATATGTCTTGTTTTTTTCCTTTATGTTTATGTCGGCATACATATTTAACCACACAACCTTCTGCAAAAAGTAAATGATTATCATTTATAAATTTTGATGGCTGTATAGCCATTGTTTTATAATGAGAACCACCAACTTGTTGTTTAAAAACTTTAGACACTAGGAGGTAACCATAAAATTGGTTTTTGTTTTAGACTATCCCAATCTGTTGTTCTTAATATTCTTGCTAATCTTGCTTGTGTAAGAGCATAATTTTCATCAAGTTCAGCCCTTTTATATTCAGCTATTACTGCTTTCCACATATCTGGAAGTTTTTTATTTATATTAGCTAATACTCTTTGTGCCTTAACTGCACCTACATTAGGACATCCACCAAAATTATCTGTTAAATCTCCAACTAATGTTTGATACATAAAATTATAATCTGCTGTTTGTTCATCAACTATTTCTGTACTGTTATCATGTATAAAATGATGAAGAGCCGGTATAGTTCTCATATCTTTGTCTGAAGATAAAATAATACAATTATCTTTATATTCTTTTGATGTAGCTAAAATACCTAATACATCATCTCCTTCTAAATATTTATAAGAAATAGTTTTATAATTTTTTGTAATGTATTCTTTAAGAGGTTTTACAACTATTGGCTTTCTAACTTTTTTTCTATGAGATTTATATTCTGGAAATATTGATTTTCTAAAATTATCTTTATCATCCATAGCAATAATAACTTCATTACAATTTAATATTTTTTTATAATAATTTATTGCATTATCAAGTAATTCTTTACCTAATTTTAAATCTGAATGAAGTGTCCATATATCATCTTCCCATTGTATTGGTTCTTCAATACCACTTGCTATTTTATAAACAAATACAGAACCATCTACTAATAATTTTCTTTTCTTTCTTTTAATTTTTCCTACCATTTATAACCCCTTTATTTTTATTAATTTAATTATGTTGTGCGTTGGTATCGTTGTTGAATTTGCACAATCACTTATAGCTTTATTATTTTCATCAAAACTAATATCCGCAACAAAACGATAACAATTATTTTTTTTAGAAATTAACCACCCTGCTGTTACACAAACGGATGGTTTAGAATTTTTAATAATCTCTAAACTTTCCCAAGATGAATTACTGTTTGTATCAATCCAATATGCTAAATAAAAATTATAAGGAAATATTTTTTTAGTTAATCTTGGGTAATTTTTTTTTTCTTTTAACATCTACTATTCTCCAAAAATCAATGAAATCTGTCATAGGAATAAGCACACACTTAGATGCTTTGTTATCCCCAAGCATCCTTAAAAATTTGTTTAAATTGTTTTCTTTCTTTTTTTTAAATATAAATTTTCTTACAATCTTTTTTAAAATATATGTCTCAACTATAATAAAGCCTATAATTACATCGTTATATGTAAATGAATGACACCAATATTTAGCTTTAGTAGCTTTTATTCCAGATTTTTTTCCATAACTCTCAAGTTCAATACAAATATTTCCAGACTTTCTCCAAAAATCTCTTTCGTGTTTACATTCAAATCGGTCAACAATACCTAATATTTTAGCAATAGATTTTTCATGTAGCTTGCCTTTACGCAAATCAAAATCAAAATCTTTGTTATTGTTATACATTAAAAAAGTTTCTATAAATGTTGTTTTAACTAGCCCTCGTGGTGAAATTGGTAGACACAAAGGACTTAAAATTCTTGCCGCTTGCGGAGTGCCAGTTCGAGTCTGGCCGAGGGCACCAATAATTTACTAATGTGTTTGTGACCAATTCTGTCCGATTTTATATTGAGCGTCTAATGGACATCTTAATTTAAAATAATCTCCAGCTTCTTTAATTGAAGCTACTGATAATTTACCAACGTCATCAGCATAAGAAGATAAACATTGTAACTGTAACTCATCGTGAATATGAGCAACCATAGAAACAATTTCTTTGTCATATTTTTTTTCTTTAAATTTGTTATGTAAAATTACTGTTGCTTGTTTCATTAACAATCCTCCAGCAGATTGTATTAATGTATTAAGACTAGAGTGTTCACTACGAATATGTAGTTTACGTTTGTCAAGTCCATATAAAAATTTTTGATTATTAACTGTAGAAATAATATCATCTCTTAAAAATTTTAATGCAGGAATATTTTTAAATAATTTAAACTTTATTTCTCTTCCTTCTTTATTAGTGCCACCAACAATCGCACCAAGTTTTTTATCTCCGATACCATACACCACACCATATATAACCCTTTTTGCCAAATCACGATTGGATAATCCGATAGCTCTTTGATTGGAGGTATGTATATCGCCTTCCAAAAGATTTTTCCCAAAGTCTCCATTATCGTAACGAGCCAAATAATGTGCAAGACAACGAAGCTCAAGACCACTAGCATCACAGCCGATAAGAACGTAGCCAGTAGGAGCATAAAATAAACTACGACATTCTTTGCCGTATGGTACAGATACCGAAGGCACTTGTGTAATATTAGGTCTTTGATGAGTGCAACGCCCAGTAATAGTTCCGCCAAC